ATGTTTAGGTTTTCCTCTAAGCATACGCCAACCCATACCAAGAACATTAACAACACTTTGTCCTAGTGCCTCATAAAGTGCCTCTTCACCACCAGCAAGAAAGGCTTTATTAACACCTTGTTGCCAATTATCAGGTGCTTGGTCACTATCAGTTAGAGAATAAAAACCTTGTTGTGCACCCTCTGCTGTAGCACCACCTGTAAAAGCACCAACCATACCACCCACTAAACCCATAATAGGTTTTGCAAGTGGATGTGGCATTACTGATCCTGCCTTCCACCCTTTTTTTGTTCCATACCAACCACCAACTATACCACCAGCAGCTTCAGGTACACCAGAGAAATCTGCTCCTCCTTCGTCTAATACATTGCCCTCTGGGATTGTTTCTGAAAGTAATGTTGGATTAACAGTTTGATTCTCTAAATCTACATCTGCCCAAGAAGGAAGATTTAATATATGTTGTGATGATGAAACATCTACTAGCGTACTACTTTCATCCCAATTAATGTCTGACATTATTTTTTAGTCCTCCTTTTACCATGTTCATCAAAGAATACTGTACCTGATGGTAAAGCATCTAATGCTGCTTGAGTAGTGATAGTGGGGTAATAACCTGCTTGTCTAAAGTAACGATCCGCTACTTCTGGTCTAAAAGCACCCTCTATATGTGCTTTTTCTCTATTCATTGCTGCTCTTAATTCTGCAATGAATCTTCTAACAGCAGAATCATTAGGGAAAGCACCTGAAACTTCTACTGTAAACCTTCTTAATTCTGATTCAGTAACCGCAGCACCAGAACGCTCTTTTAATAATGCGTTTTTAATTGCACCTAGAGCCTGCATTACTGCCAATGACTCTTGTCCACCTGGTGTATTAAAAATAGAACCTAAAACTTTACCACTAGCAAATTGTTCCCATACATCTATTCCAGGTATATCTTTTGGATATTTAGCAATAAGTTTTTCCATTCTTACTAATGCTTGTTCGGTTTCTGTAATATTAGCATCTTTTACCCATCTATCACCCATCTTTATAACATCATTATTAATTGATTTTTCTACTGTTGCATTGTTTGTTTCAGTATCGGTAATTAATTTTTGAAGTTGTGTATAAGAGTCTGTATCAAAGAAACCAGCCTTTTGTAATTCAAGTAACTGTTTTTTCCAGGTTTCAAGATTGTGTACATATCCTGGTTTATTAGCAGCGTCTGTTAGCCATTTAGCAGCATTTATTTCTAATAGTCTTTGAGCTGCAATATTAGGATCAGTAGTTGAAGTAGATGATTTCTCAGCGTTCATACGATTAGTTTGAGCATTTTTAAAATCATTAGCCTGTTTCATGGCGTTATCAGCCAGGTCTGGGAATCCACTTGACCTTAAATCATTGGCAATCGCCACCATATCTTCATAGGTTTCTGGATGTCCATGTTTGTTAAAAATATTTTTCAAAGCATCTTGTTTAGCAAGTCTAGGGTCTTGTCCTCCACCTGTAAGCATATTACCAAAGGATTCCCACATATTTCCCTGGCTTTCCCCTCTCATTATGGCTTCATACATCATTCCTGCACCTTTAGTACCTGCTAAGTTGACAGCGTTAGTTAGATAACCCTGATCTTTAGCTAATGCTTCTTCAGCGATTGCCTGCTCTATGCTATATCTATCACCATACTCTACTGCCATAATACTCTCCTGTCTAAACTAGATATTTGTTCTTTAATTCTCTTACCATAATCTTATAATCGCTAAGTGCTTTAGGATCATCTTTATCTTTTTTAATTAAGTTAAATATAGGTTTAAGATAATCATCCCAAATCTCTTTATATAAAGTCTTTGAATTATCTTTCTTATCAATTTCTTCAACAATCTTAGGTGCTGTTGCTCTATATCTACCAAAAGAAGTAGCAAAGGTAGGAAGAGTATAAAACATATAATCTCTCCAATCTTCAAATACTTTAAGACCATCTTCACCTATTGCTTGTGTTGTTGCTGTGGCAATATATGACAAACCACCTAAATCACCACCACCAGTAGCACCACCAAGTAGATTACCCCAGAACTTATTCATACCCTTTCGTTTCGCTGCTGCTGCTGCTGCTTCTTGATCCATCTGTCTTGTGAACGCATCACTAACATTTTGTAAATTGCCCTTTGGATCGGCTGTTGGTATTTTAAGAAATTGATTTGCCCAACCAGCTACATCGCCCATCATAGAAACATCGCCCCTTCCTCTGGCTAAAGCGGAATCAATAAGTTGTTGAGATTCGTTAAAAGCAGCTTCTTCTAACAGCATATTTCTTTGGTTTAGGTTTTCAGCAGCTCTTGCATCTTCTGCAAACATACCTGTTGTGGATGCACCAGTAGCATATTGTCTTTCTCTTCTTATAGCAGCTTCCCTTGCATCTTCACCAGCATAAAGTGCTCTTTTTTGGTCGAATCTTGATTGTTGTGCTTGTTCCCAACCACCAGAACCCAAAGCAGTTGCTTGATCCAGAAACATTCCTTGTCTAGTATAAGCATCATCATAAATAGACTGTTCCTCTTCACCTAATTCAGCCGTGTATTCCCATGTTCCATCTTCCTTTTGCCTCCATTTGGTTTTAAATCCAACACCTGTAACATCTGGGGTTGTTTTTTGCCAAATATCTTTTCTTAATGCTTCTTGATAAGCTACATCTCTAGCACCCCAACCTCCAGCACCGCCACCGCCACCGCCTCCAGGAAATTGAAATGGTCTTGTTTGCTTTTTACCTAATCCAAAAGCACCAGAGTTTTTAAATCTGAAATCTGCTTCGTAATTATTCAATGGGTATCTATTGGACTTCGCTTGATTCCGTAGTTGGGCAGCAGATGCGTACTTCGTACCTGTACTATAATTACCTATTTTCTTTTCACCAGCGTGTGGGTTTGGTCTTGCCATCTCTATCTCCTAATCTATTATTAAATGAACTGCTGTCATATCTTCGTCTGTCCAAAAGTCAGCATTTACTATTGTTTTTAACCACTCTATGTTTATTGAACTGTGTATATCCCAACTAGCTTGTATCATATTATCTGGTTTCCCAGCATTAATATTGTCAACAACTTTACAAAGTCCTTCGTAGTAATGTGCTATTTGTTCTGCTGTTGCCATATTATTGTCCAGAATATGTTACTTTAAATGAATGTCCATTATTTCCAGAACCAGCTACACTAAGTCCTCCACCTCCAGATACATGACTTAAACCCGATACTGTACCACCAATATATATTTGATAAGTACCACCTGTATTACTCGCTCCTGCTCCATCTGAATCTGTACCTAATTCATCTTGGTTATAATATGAAACATAAAATCCATCATTTAATGTAAATCTACAAGTTTTATCTAATGAACCACTACTGCCAGAATTGTAAAAGGGTTGTGAAGCAAAAGCTAATGGATATGTAGAATAAGTAGAACTAATAAAACTATCACAATTTCCACCCGCACCAAAACTAACAGTAAATATTAGTGTATCAAGGGCATACGGATGTCTTGTCCAGAGTTTTGTACCATTTAGATAAACATTATCCATATCAGTACCATTAAACTTGACATCGTGTTGCCCAGTTAATTCACTACCATTGAAATAAATACTTCCCATATTAGGTAGTAACTATATACAAATCTCCACCAGAGGTGTAAATCTGTGCGTGTCCATAAGTACCACTAGCAGAGCGTAGTGCAGCGTGTGTCGTAACATCTGCATCTATTGCTGCTTGTACCATCGCTGTACTTGCTATTTGTGTTGTATTTGTTGAAGTAGCAGCAGTAGGTACAGCAGGTGTTCCTGTGAATGTAGGACTAGCTTTCTTAGCAAATGAGGCATCTACAAAAGCAGTTGTAGCTATCTGTGTTGTGTTTGTAGAGGCTGCTGCTGTTGGTGCTAATGGTGTGCCTGTCAAAGTTTCTGAAGCTATATCAGCTTTTGAATTAAGTGCTGTTCTTACAGTTTCAAATTCTGTTTGGAAATCATCACCAGATATTATTTTAGCAGTCGCACTATCTGCCAACGCATCCTTGCCATCCCAATCTACATTTATTGTGTAATCACTCATCGTATTTTCCCTTCTTTATGTAATAATGTTAAGTCTTGAATCGAGGCATCATAACCATTAGATTGTATAGACATATTAAGTTTTAAGTTCTTTGCAGTTCCTATTAATGGAGTTTTATATTCCTTTAACCCATATATCGGTGCATACAAAGAGTTCTGTGGATGTGTTGCTGCAACATGAGTATGTGTTGCTGTTGTTGCTCCATACAAAGATGTAGATGCACCCCATAATGATACTGTGCCAGAAGTATCTGGTCTTAGATCAATAGAACTTGTTGTTGATGAATCGCTAAAATCCTTAAACCATCTTAAATTCAATATTGAACCAGAACCACCTTCTAATACTATAAACAATCTCTTTAATATTGATGACATTACACTCTGTCCTAGATTAATCCATACAGAAGATATATCGCTTGTATAAGCAGCTTCAGTATAAACAGCACCAGAATCCCAAGATAAATCTATATCAAAATATCCTTCATATCCAGCAATACTACCATCTTTCTGTCCAACTAATAAACCGCTATAAAGTTCTGTATAAGCTAGACTAGCAGGTTCTCTATCTTCAGCAAAAGTCCAAGTTGTTACTCTTGGTACTTCACTCGGTGTATAGTGTTTAAAGTCAAAGACATAATTGATATTGTTATCGACAAATGACATTATATAAATACCTTCATTCTCGACATACACAGACTTAACATTTGTACTATTACCAATATTTCTTATAAGTGTATCTTTAATATTGACACTTAAATCAGTTAGAGGTAGGTTCTCTTTCTCTGTTGTTCTTGCAAGTGATCTAAGTCCAGTAGCAGATAGAAATACTAAATCATCACCTATTGCTTGAACACTATCTCTACTAACACAACCTATACCCCTAATAACCTCACTAACAGCTAAAGAGCCAACTGTTTCTGGTGAATTGTAAATAACAATATTTTCTTTTCCAAATATAATTAACTTTCCGTAGAAGGGTGCAAGTGCAACCACTTCGTCAGTTGCCCATACCTTTGATAAATCTATTAAACCAGTATCACCACCTGTCCAATCATCACCATCAAGCAAATTTGAGTAATAAACAACATCTTTTGCCTCTGCTACACCACCACACCATATTCTTCCATAGTAACCCATAGCACAACTAGGATCGAACAAAGTAACTATAGATGCAGGATCAGTTGCGTGTGCAATCCACTTAACCCCAGAACCTAAAGAACCATCATATCTTTGAGGAACTACCCCAGAATGAAAACAATGCAATCTATCATTAAAATTCACAAACTGCCAATCTCCACTTGAGTTGGCTACTGTATGTTTAACATCAGCACCACTACTAGGAAATGCTGTGTTTGGAGCAGTAAAGTCTATCGTATATATGGATGTACCATAACTTGCAAATATCTTATTTGTTCCTTGGTCATTATGTTCTACCATAGAGCCTATTGCTGTACCTGTAGGAACGACTTTCTGTTTTAATCCTTTTCTAAATGATATTCTTCCAGATTCTCTTAGAACTACATTCTCTGCCTTGGTTAACCATGTATGGTCTAAGGTTGATGGATTACTTTGAGTATTAAGTCCATTAACACCATAATCGGGTAGTGGTTGATATGTTAAAGGTTTTGCCATTAGTTAATATACCAATCGGTTTCATATTTTGTATTACCACTATCCAATATAATAGCTTGTTTAAGAGCCTCTAACGATTCAGCAGCCATTAAACTAGACTGTGTTCCACCATCTTCACCCCTTTCTGCAATCGCCATTGCCCAAGCACCTAATACAACTGGTTTCTCTGGAACGCTTATTACTGTATCGGCTTCAGTTAAGTCATTTTGAAACTTTATAATATCAAATGAGATAGTATGAGCCTCTGTAGGAACTGGCGATAAATCTATTTTTAAATTATTAGAAGCATCACTACCATTAAAAGCATAGTATAGGGGTTCACCAGTAGGGTCTGTGGGGTACTTTACGGTGTTAATGTACACTTTACTTACCTGATTCAAATGCATCCCTGTATCGTTGTTTACGGAGTCTATAATCTTGATCTCTTGACCAGAACTAAGATTGTAGTTCTTTGTACCATTTACAGTTGTAATATCAACAGTCGATCTAAGATTAAGCCAATCATGTCTTTGTTCGACATATCGTTTAGCATCATTAACTAAAGCACCTATTACCTTTTCATAGGCAGATACTGTTGTACTGTCATTAATATCACCAGACCAATCGATACTGATTGTATCTTCTCTTAGTCTTATTAATACTTCATTAATTAAGCCTCTAAATGTCATAATCCTATCCTTTAATTATTTTGCCCCAAACTGAGCATTTACCCTTTACAATCTCTATGGTTTCAAGTTGAAATAAATCATCATCAAACCATGTAACTATTCCGAAAGCGTGATTCCAGTTATGTAGTCTACCTTTAAGCCATCTATTCTTCTCGGCAGACATATCCTTTAAACAACCCATAGACCATGCAGCTATACCATCATCATCTAATTTAGTGTGTGAATATCGTTGTATGTCGTGTACATGACCATAAACAATATTTGCACCATATTTGTCTAAATGTGTTTTAGCATGATTAACTGTAGTATATGCACCATGAATAAAATTCAACTTACCTATTTTTAGAACTTCATTCCATATTTTATACTCATATCCTCTTTCATCCCACTTACAAGCATTTCTAAATGTATATTGATCTAAATAAGGATTCTCTTCTACAAATGAATCTAACCATTCATCGTGATTACCAGCTAGTATATGTCGTTCTTTACATTTAATCTTATCTAAAACTTTATCAAATCTATCAATACACTTATTAACTTCTTTGATTTCCTTAACCATCTCTTTGAGTTGGTATTCAAGTGGTGGTCGTTTTCTTCTTTTATACTTCCAAGCAGATACAGACTCCCATTCTCCAACATCACCCAGATTAATAAAAATGTCTGGTTTAACAAATTCTATCGCCTTTAGTACCACCTTGACCGCAGATTCATCATGTATCGGAAAATGCTGGTCGGGTATAACAATCGCCCTCTTCATATTTACCTACCTTTTGCTAGTTGTGCTCCAAAGTAGAATTCGATTATCATTGTTGCCCATCTAAATATTTCATCAAACTTCAACATCCCTTCTACAGTTACATATTCTACCACATCAGGGGTTAACTGGAAGCCTAATATACTACTTCCTTTTATTACTGTAGGTATAACAGTAGGTACATCAAACCATACAGGTGCTACTTGCGTAAATATAACTAACGCCAGGATCACAAATATAATTACTCTTCTATTGAGTGCAGCCATTGGACTCTCTTTGTCTGCTCTATCTCTTGCCATATTAATAGAATCATTACGAACTTGTAGTGATTGTACCATTAGCTTTTGATTCTCTGCTGCTGCTTGACTCTTTAGAGCAAACAACTTACCAATAAATCCTAACATTATCGGTGCTACATTGGTTAAAAATGCTATCATGTTGCCACCCTTAATGCTTCAATAATTCCAATCTGAGTAACAATATAGAAACCAATAGCACCATATACACTCCATTTAATCTGCAACATACTATTATTAATCTTTTGAATAGCATTATTAGTATCTTCAATACGACTAAACAGTTTGTTTATTTGTGTACTATGTTTGTCTAAT